GGGAACATAAGGCACAAGCAAAATGGAGGGAAAGAGAAAGGAACAAATGAGTGATCTTTTGTCGCAGCTAAACCAAAACTTCAACGTTAGTACAGAGACCTCAGTTTATCTACAAGCACAGCAGGGGTTTAGCAGTATCAGGGGCAATCATTCAGTGGAGAAACGGCGTGGCCGGCGAGAAAAGGGGAACACACCGTTGGAAAAAACGGAGTGGGGAGCGAAGGACAATTCAAAGTCGCCAGGGGGGGCGAAACCGGATATTCGCAGGCCGTGCGATGCGACGTGAGAGTGGAGCATGTCGAAAACTCGGGCGTACTGGGGGTCAGAGACGTAAGGAAGAGCCACCATCTGGTCGATGAAACTGCGGTAAAAGTCCGTGTCAAAAGGACGTTCAACGATTGCGACCTCAAGACGATTAGCCATGTAGTGGTAATCGTACGAGAGCATACCGTGAGAAACCAGATGACCGAACAAGTGACCGACGGAGGTATGGTTGACCTTGGGGCTACAGAGCCAGGAACTCGGGTGAAAGTTGGGGGAAACAGAAGGGGTGCCGGCAATGAGACTGTCATCGCCACCGTAGGCCTGTGGAACAAACCGGAGGCGTTGATAAGTTGCCTGGGTCAGTGCGAGAACTCTGAGGGTGTTCAACAGGAACGTATAGCGGTTGCCAGAGTGTTGCATAAGACGCAGGTTACCACGGAAGAATCGGGTGGAGCAAGCCTCTTCTTGGTAGGAGGCAATGTACTCAGCCGGGGCACCCATTTGGTGAAGAAGCCAACAGTCGAATTTGATGAAGGGACCGTCAACACTTGAGTCCCAGCTGGTATAATCGGTTTCCGTGAAAGACTCAGTGGTACGCATATGCTTACCAACCCAGGAAGACAGATCGTCGGTGGAGCGCCTGAGGTGCAGATAAATATGATCAGGGCACTCAGCAAGCACAACTTGTTCAAGGGCTGCAGCGAACGAGTTATCACGGAAAGTCTTCCATGCTGGGAAAACGGTGACAGCTTGACCAGGCTTGGCCTCGGGGGAGAACCACTTCTCGGATTTCCGGATGACCTGGGACTTCATGAACACTGAGGTGAAGTTAGCAGGGGCGTCAGGCACCTCCTTCAGCAAAGAGCGCTTTATGTCCGACAATGTGCGTTTGGACGCCCAAGAGGAGAGAGCATTCTCAGCATTTTGCTCAAAGAGGGCACCGAAGTCCCGGCGCTGCGAAAAGGCGGGGAAGACACGGAGGAAACCGCGCTTCAGCTGAACGAAGTTAGTGCGCTTGCGGGCAACAGGGGATTTGATGTCGGCGTAGTTCATTTCCGGTGTGGCGAGTTTCAAACGCTTGTCGTATGAAAGGTGCTCGGTGACCTGATCCCCACGTGAGTGGTGCATAGCACCAGGGTGGCGAGCCTCAGGGAACTGAACACTGAGGGCACCGTGATAACCGCGTTCACGATCCAAGCGCTCAGGGGCTTGAGGCTGGGAAAAATGGAGGGCAGGGTCGGAAGGCACTTCGGGTGTTGGCGGTGACAAACGAATGGGTGTGGCTGAGTCCAAAGGCCGGGGAAGGCGCCCTGTGACGGGGAAGGAAAAGCTAAGGGCCCCGAT